CTCATGCATCCTACCCATTATTGACACCACTCGCATTCGTTTGTATCATCTACTACTAAACCTTCTTCTTTAGGTCCACATTCACATTTTTTACATGCGCAGGTGCCATATTCATCTGCATGAAGATCCCCACTACAATGACAGTCGTGGTTACATTGCTTACACTTAGCCATCTTATTCCTTATTTAGTAGCTAGTGTGTATAATATGATTAGAGCTATAACTACACCAATAGTAACTTTTTTATTAGTAATAGCTAATGTCCATAATCTTTTAGCTTCTTGTTTTACTTTTTCCATATTTTCCTCCTATTTTACTTCTTGTGTTGAACCCCAATTTGGCCCGGCGTCGCAGTCTACTTTATTAGGTATCTCTAAGTCAACTGCATTTTCCATTATTTCTTTGATTTTATCCTCATTACCATCAATAGATATATCTAATTCATCATGAATTTGTATATGGGGTAGTATACCTTCTTTATATAAATCTAACATTGCTTTTTTTGTCATATCTGCAGCAGATCCTTGAATTACTTTATTCAGAGCTTTGTAAGTAAATGCTCTCCGTGAAGGATTTTTATACCAATAATTTTTTCTAGGGTTACCATCTTTATCTTCTATAGTTATTCCTTCTTCATCTTTTAAAAATTCTCCCATCCTTTGAAGCTCAATCATTCTTTCATGATCTTCTGCGGGCACAAATTTTCCCCAATCACTTCCTCTTAAGATTGGTTCATATTTAGGAAATCTACATTTTCTATTTAATAAAGTTTTTATTTTCCCTGTATCCTGTGCTCTGTTCATAATTTTATTTGTTAACTGTTTTACAAAAGGAACCTTAGTATGATATTGATTAAATAATTCAGTGGCTCTATCTTTGCTAACTCCCAACTCCGCCTGTAGTTTTGCTTTACCCATTCCATAAAATAATCCTAAGTTAATAGTCTTGGCCTGGAATCTTGGAATTTTTGTCATGTCTGCTACAAGTTGGTGAAAGTCTGCGTTTGAATTTTGCTCATATGAATCTGCAATTTCATTCACAGAAGGTAGTCCATATTTTAATGCATAATGTGTGACGAGTCTTGGTTCCTGTTGCGAGTAGTCAAAACAACCCCACCTGCATCCTTCTTCAGGGAGAAATAATGATCTAATCATAGGACCTGTTATTGGATCTCTGGCAGGAATCTGCTGGAGGTTTGGGTTCTGGTAAGAGAATCTTCCAGTTACTGTTCCTCCATCATCAGATCTAATTTGATTAATTTCTGCATGAATTCTTCCTTTATGTTCATGATCTAAAATAGTTTCAATAAAAGTTGTATTCACCTTGTTTATTTTTCTGGCTTCTGCTATCATTTTAATTACAGGATGAGAATGATTAGAGAGGAAATTCTTAGTAAATGATGGAGCCCCAGTTTTTACAGTTCGTTCGTAAGTTAAATTTAATTTCTCAAAAATTTTTTGAATCGATTGTGCAGCCCATATTTGAACATCTATTGATGTTTCTTTTTTTATTTTTTGTAATAACAGGAGTTCTTCTGCTATTAATTTTTTCTTTAATTCATATGTGGCTTGAGTATTTACTCGAACTCCTAAAAAACGCATGTCGACGAGACACGGGAAAAGATCAGTCTCAAGATTAAAAATAGATTGACAATCTTCTTCAATTAATAATTTTTTTACATGTTGCCAAAGTTTAAAAGTTAGTTCTGCATCTTTTTCAGCATAGGCTCCAACCTCCTGGGCAGGTAATTGCCACATATCTTTTTTTGCATCTAATCCTCTTTCTTTAGCGGCTTCATTTAAAGCTTTTTCATTTTTACCTTCTTTTAAATAATGCCATGACAAAGTATTAAGTGTGTAAGAGAATCTATTCTCATCCAGAAGAGAAGAAGCAATCATAGTATCTACTACTAAACCATTGATTTTTAAGCCTAAATTACGTATCCAACATATGTCGTACATTGCATTATGAAATATTTTTGTAGCCGGGCATTTTAAAATATCTTTAAACCATTCTAATGTTTTTATTCTATTAGAGTTAGGTCCTTCTTTATGAGCTATTGGAAAATACCATTTACCATTATAAGTAGCTACAGAGATTCCAACAACTTCTCCATTACCTGTGACCGAACCTGATCCTTTCCTTTTTAAATCTGTATCTCTGGTTTCTAAATCAATTGCTATTTCATCATAGGATCTTAACTCCGGATATTCTGTGGGTTGTACCCATTCAGTTGCTGGTAGTAACATTTTTATAAATTAACCTTTCTTATTTTTATAAATTGACCTTTTTTATTTCTAATTTTAAATTTTTTTCCATGTTTATTTCTTCGATCATTATGGATTAGATTTATACAACTACACCATTCATCAATACAGTCATTATCAAATAACCATTTTGAGTGTAGTTCTAAAATTTTATTTTTTGGTTTTATCATCATTCATTTTTAAAATTTCTAATTCACAGTAATGAATTATTTTCTCTAAATCTTTTTTCTTATCTTTATCTTTATAACGACAAACATATTTAACAACACATCCTTGAAAAAAAGATAAATCATTTTTAGAAATAAATTCATAAGGTTGAATCTTAAAATTTTTATAATGTGATCCCCCAATCTGTCTTTCTTGAGGAAACGCCTCATGAAATATATTTTTATTTGTCATTTTAATACCTCCATAATATTTATAAGCATATATGTTAAAACTATTGCTATAAATAGATTAGATGTTAATACTCTCATAGTTGATACTCCTTTATTTTCTTTTTTGCTTTTAGTTTATATAGATTAATTCTCGCCCTGGTGCTACCAACATACCACACTCTATGCTCTTCATCTTGTTTGTCAAGGCTTAGACTAATTCCTTTTTGGACTTTTCTTCCTTGGTGTAAAGATAAAATTACATTATCTTCTTCACCACCTTTAGCTGCATGAATAGTAGACAACCAAATTCTGGCACGTTCTTTTAAATTTTCTTCATTATCTATTAAATTTCTAAGATATAAAATTTCTTTTTGATCGGTTGAAAAAATATTATACCAAGGGATTTTTTTATTCCATTCCCCCGTCGGCATAAAATCTTTTATATCATTTATTTCTTTTAGCTCTAAGTATTCTCCCATACACCATTTAGTATAAGATTCAGCCGCTGTATATAGTCTAACTTTAAAACTTTTACCTCTATTGCTTTGATAATAAATATTTTTTTCTTTTAAATCTTTCATAATATCTAATAAATTACTTTTAGTTCTAGTAAGAATAAGCCATTTTCCTTCTGAAAGATCCACTTGATCTAAATGAGTAATTTCTTCGACATGGCCTTCCTCATTTCGAGGATAATATTCTTTATGTTTCCTGATGCCTGCTATACGATTCACAGGTACTTGTGATGCATGTTGCACGGTTCTTGATATTCTTCTTGAGTATCTAAGTACACGTTCTTTAGCCGGTTCCTTTATAAATCTATTTACATCGGCGCCAGCCCACGCAAAAATTGCTTGATCATCATCACCTGCTAAATAAATTTGTTCGCAATGATTTTTTAATTTGTCATAAAGCTGCCATTGCAAAGGGGATAGATCTTGAGCTTCATCAATAAAAATTGCTTTAAAAGCAGGGATTTTATCAGAGTCTATTGTCATTTTAATCATGTCATTAAAATCATAAATTTTATTTTTCTTTTTATATTCTTCTATATTTAAAGCTATATGCTTTAATACATCCCAATCTATTTCATGATGATCATGTTCATTACGATCATATTCTTCTCTTATAGTAGTATCTCTATTGATTGCTCTTCCTATCATTTGAAAATAAGGATTATTACAGGTTAAAAATTGTGTCTCTTCTTCATTATATCTATCATTGAAGTTTACACGAATACTTAATTTTTTTCCTAGTTCCTCATAATGATAGGGTTGCATAACTTGTTCTTCAGTTAACCCTAGTATATGAAAACAAAAAGCATGAAGTGTTTGAAAATAAGGAACTATTTTTTCTGATACATTTACCCTTCCCCTAGCTTCTTCTGCAGCTTTTTTAGTGAAAGCAAAATAACCAATCTTATGATAAGGAGTTCCTGTTCTTACATAAGCTCTTACTCTTTTAAGTAATCTAAAAGTTTTTCCTGTACCAGGTGGACCATAAATTTTATTAACCTTTTCCATTAGCTTTTTTAAATGTATTTATTAATTTACCCTTCCATCCAAAATTGCCGTGATGTGTTGTTTCCCCCTTCGCTACAGCATAAAATTTAAAGCCTGCTTTTTTTGTAAGTTTGAAAAATGATACATCTTCTCCATACCACGCACCTAGTTTGGGATCAAAACTATTTTCCCAAAAGTTATATAAATATTTTTTAGCTTCATCTGTGATTCCATTTGCATGATTTATTTTAAGTGTAGGATGATCTTGCATTAATTTTTCATATACTCGTCTATGAATTAAAGTTAAACCAGCCGGTCCTTTACTTATTTCTATTAATCCTTTGTCATCTATTTTAATATTTCGCCAATCTTTAAATTCCACTGAGAATTTTTCTGAATTATCGTGAGTTTTTTTTCTGTAAGGTACACATATTATATCTTTCTCTGCCACTATCATCTGACCTATAACATCAGGTTCAAATTCTACATCTGCATCAACAAATAATTGATAATTAAATTTAGATTCCAGGAACAAAGCAGTTAATATATTTCTTCCATATCCAACATAAGGACATTTAAAGGTACTTATATTAGCTTTTATTTTTGCCACTGTAAATTTATCAAATAATTTTATTAATGATAAACATGTTGCCACTTGCATGGTATCGTATGTAGGCATACATACAGATATTGAAGGCGGTATCTTCTTCATACTATATTTTCCTTATCTTCTATTTTTATTTTTTCATCTGGTATTTCATCTTTTTCTAGATCTTTCCTAGGAAGTTTTAAGCATCTTCTAGGCTCATGAGAAGTTTCACTTTCTCCTTTTGGAAATCTTTTTAAACAATTAAAGTCTCCTTTAAAAAATTGTTTAATCATTGTAGCTGTTCGAGCTCTATCTTGGGTCCAATCTCTTGTTCTTATACGATCATATAAATATTCATAATTAAAATAATAATAATCTTTATCTTCCAACACTGAACCGCTGCCGAAAGCTACGTCTGTCTTAGCTTTAGGACCATTTACGAATCTAATTATTTCATCTTTTAAAATATCAATAGGACTAGTACCTACGGGTGGTTGAATTTCTTCAAAATTACTCCATAGTCCATTCAGTATTGATTGAAATTCTGGACCTTTAAGAAGAGGTGGTATAATATCTGTTTGCTCTCCAATTAAATTTCGTAACTCTTTCATTTCTGTAATTTTTTTAACATCTCGTG